ATGAACGCGACAGAAAAGAACGAGGCGTCATCGTCGGGGAGCCATTGGATCTTGACGCCGCAAGATGTCAGATCCGGGGCCGTTTGGTTAAGCTGCGCGGGCGATGCTGTTCAAGACGAGTTTCTGAATAGTCTTGGTGAGGAAGAGCTTCGTGCTCTTCCTTACATTTTTGAATTCTGGGCCCATGATCATCAGCTACCGCCAAAAATGAATTGGAAGACATGGGTAATCATGGGCGGACGTGGTGCGGGCAAGACCCGTGCTGGTGCTGAGTGGGTAAGATCGCAGGTCGAAGGTCCAAAGGCGATGGACCCGGGCCGGTCAAAGCGTGTGGCATTGGTGGGCGAAACGATTGATCAGGTTCGCGATGTGATGATTTTCGGCGAAAGCGGCATCTTGGCTTGTTCCCCGCCGGATCGTCGCCCGACCTGGATTGCGTCGCGCAAATGTCTGGAATGGCCGAATGGCGCTGTTGCGCAGGTTTTTTCAGCCCATGAGCCTGAGGCCTTGCGTGGGCCACAGTTTGATGCGGCTTGGGTTGATGAGTTGGCCAAATGGAAAAAGGCCGAGGAGACATGGGACATGCTGCAGTTTGCATTGCGGCTGGGTGATCATCCGCAGCAATGTGTGACGACCACGCCGCGCAATGTGGGGGTTTTGAAAAAGCTGCTTGAGACGCCATCGACAGTTACGACGACCGCCCCAACCGAGGCCAATAGCGCGTATTTGGCAGAGAGCTTTCTTGAGGAAGTTCGTGCGCGCTATGCCGGAACCCGGTTGGGGCGGCAGGAGTTGGATGGGATTTTATTGGAGGATACAGAGGGCGCTTTGTGGACCTCTGAGATGCTGGAGGCGCTGCAAGTGGACGTGGTGCCTGATCTTGATCGAATCGTTGTGGCGGTTGACCCACCAGTGACGGGTCACAAAGGGTCGGACGAATGCGGTATTGTCGTAGCGGGGGTCGTTGCCCAAGGGGCACCGCAAAACTGGAAAGTATATGTGCTGGCTGACGCCACGATCACAGCGGCATCACCGATGGCCTGGGCGCAAAGGGCGATTGATACAGTTGGACACCATAAAGCCGAACGGTTAATTGCCGAGGTTAACCAAGGCGGTGATCTGGTTGAAACGGTGGTTCGGCAAGTCGATCCGCTGGTGCCTTATCGCGCTGTTCGGGCGTCTAAGGGCAAGGTTGCGCGATCTGAACCTGTGGCAGCGTTGTATGAGCAGGGGCGTGTCAAACACGCCCGCGGGTTGGGTGATCTTGAAGATCAGATGTGCCGGATGACCGCCGAAGGGTATACCGGTAAAGGTAGCCCCGATCGCGTGGATGCGCTGGTTTGGGCGTTGCATGAATTGATGATTGAGCCCGCTGCGACATGGCGCAGACCGCAAATTCGATCTTTGTAGAGTTACGCGCGTGAATATTTAATGATCAAGAAGAAGGCAGTGCTTTGTGAAAGCCCTGCCTTTTTTCTTGGCCACACATGATGCGTTGGTTGTGGGGTATTTCCCGCAAGGTGTTCGCTGAAGGACAAACTGAGGAGCTTTTGATGGTACTGGAAATTTTTCGCCGGGGGGCAAGTGCCCCGCCGGAGCAAAAGGCGTCTGCAACGGGTCCGGCGATAGCTTATCACGGATCCGGTCGTGTGGCCTGGAGCCCGCGGGACAGTGTTTCGCTGACTAAGACAGGCTTTACAGCGAACCCTGTAGGGTTTCGTGCTGTTAAGCTGATTGCGGAAGCGGCGGCTGCACTGCCTTTGGTTTTGCAGGACGCTGAGCGGCGTTACGATATGCACCCGGTCTTAAGCCTGATCAAACGTCCAAATCCCGCGCAAGGCCGGGCAGAGTTGTTTGAGGCGCTTTATGGGCAACTTTTGTTGTCGGGCAATGCCTATGTCGAAGTTGTCGGAGCGTTGGACGAATTGCATGTTCTGCGTTCAGACCGGATGAGCGTTGTCCCTGGCAAGGATGGTTGGCCGATTGCCTATGAATATGCCGTTGGTGGGCGCAAACATCGATTTGATATGACGCAAGAGGTCACGCCAATTTGCCATATAAAAAGCTTCCATCCGCAAGATGATCATTATGGTCTGTCCCCCTTGCAGGCAGCGGCGACGGCAATTGACGTGCATAATTCAGCATCGCGTTGGTCAAAAGGACTTTTGGACAATGCAGCACGTCCGTCAGGTGCCATTGTGTATCAAGGCTCTGACGCGGGTGCGACTATGGCGTCAGATCAGTATGATCGTTTGATTTACGAGATGGAGACGCATCATCAGGGCGCACGCAATGCGGGACGGCCGATGTTGCTGGAAGGTGGGCTGGATTGGAAACCCATGGGATTTTCCCCATCCGATATGGAATTTCAGAAAACCAAGGAAGCCGCCGCACGTGAGATCGCAATGGCCTTTGGTGTGCCCCCAATGATGTTGGGGATCACAGGAGAGGCGACCTATGCCAATTATCAGGAAGCCAATCGCGCTTTTTATCGGTTAACGGTTCTTCCGCTGGCGACACGGGTTGCGGCCAGTATTTCGGATTGGCTGTCGGCAATCGCAGGTGAAGACGTTCAGCTGAAGCCCGATCTTGATCAGGTGCCTGCTTTGGCGGCGGAACGTGATCAACAGTGGTCACGGGTCGCGGGCGCGAGTTTTCTGACAGACGCCGAAAAGCGCGCTTTGCTTGGTCTACCCGCTTTGGCCGAGGAATAGATTATGAGCGAGCTTATCAGTTTGGATGGCTTTGATTGCGCGCCGGCGCACCGGATTGCGTCGAACGAACGGATTAATTCGCTGCAATTCGAAGCAATGAGCAAGCGTTTGGATCGTGTGGAAGAAATGATGGAACGACTGGAAAAGCGACTTTGGCTGATCGTGTTCGGCGTGGTTGGCGTGATTTTGGCGCAGGCGTTCCAATCGGTTTTGGCGGTGACGCCGTGATGCAGGAGAAACATATGAATGGGTTAGAACATAAGTTCTGCCAACTAGACGCAACGTTGAGCGTAACAGATGGCACGCTGATCGAAGGCTATGCGTCTTTATTTGGCAAATGCGATCAGGGCGGCGATGTGGTTGAGGCAGGTGCTTACGCCCGCAGTCTGGCGGCAATGAAGGCAAAAGCGGGCACGGTCAAAATGCTGTGGCAGCATGACCCAACGCAACCGATTGGTGTTTGGGACGAAGTTCGCGAAGATGCAAAAGGACTTTATGTCAAAGGTCGTATCTTAACGGATGTTGCAAAAGGCCGTGAAGCGGCCGCACTGATCGAGGCAGGTGCGATTGATGGATTATCCATTGGGTATCGTACTGTCATGTCAGCGAAAGACAACAAGGGCCGCAGGCTCTTGTCTGAATTGGAGCTTTGGGAGGTGTCGCTGGTGACCTTTCCAATGCTTCCAGATGCGCGGGTGGGGTCCAAGGGCGATAGTCCTGAAGACACCACCCTGCGCGAATTGGCTGCCGCGTTCGAGGACGCGCGGCGGCAGCTGGCACGGACCTGAGCCAGCGTTTCAACACGCACTCATTTAAGGATTGAAAGATGAGCACACCCGAGACGAAGGCTCGGGCCGGGGATGGTCTGTCTCCGGCCGATGAAATGAAAACCGCGCTGGCGGGTTTCGTGAATGACTTCAAAGAGTTCCAAAGCACTATTCATACCAAAATCGAAAATCAGGAAGAAAGATTGACCATGCTGGATCGTAAAAATATGACATCTGTTAACCGTCCCGTTTTGTCGGTGGCCCATGACGAAGCCCCCCACCAGAAAGCGTTCGATGCCTATGTGCGTTCAGGCGACGACGATGGCCTGCGCGGCCTTGAGCTGGACGGCAAATCCATGTCGACAGCTGTCAACAGCGATGGCGGCTATCTTGTCGATCCGCAAACATCCGAAACCATCAATTCGGTTCTGCATTCCACTGCATCAATCCGTGCGATTGCGACAGTCGTCAATGTTGAAGCCACATCGTATGATGTGATCGTGGATCATGGCGATATGGGCTCTGGCTGGGCATCCGAAGGTGGTGCAATGGCCGAGACAGATACGCCGCAGATTGACCGTATTTCTATCCCGCTGCACGAACTGTCTGCACTTCCCAAAGCGTCGCAGCGCTTGCTGGATGACAGCGCGTTTGACATTGAAAGCTGGTTGGCTGGTAAGATCGCTGATAAATTTGCACGTTCAGAAGCCGCTGCTTTTGTTAATGGGGATGGCACGGATAAGCCCACGGGCTTTCTGACGCATCCTGCAGTGGATAACAACGTATGGACCTGGGGTGGCTTGGGTTACATTGCCACTGAAACACCTGGTGGCTTGGGCGATCCTGACAAGCTGGTCGAAGTGGTTTACGCCCTTGGCGCCGAGTACCGCGCGAACGCAACATTTGTCATGAATTCGAAAACTGCTGGTGAGATCCGCAAGGTCAAAGATGCCGAAGGCCGTTTCCTGTGGTCAGATGGCTTGGCCGCTGGTGAACCAGCACGTTTACTGGGTTATCCAGTTCTGATTGCCGAAGATATGCCAGATATCGCTGATAACGCATATGCGATTGCCTTTGGAGATTTCGCAGCCGGTTACACTGTTGCGGAGCGCCCTGATCTGCGGATTTTGCGTGATCCTTTCTCGGCCAAGCCGAATGTTCTGTTCTACGCAACAAAACGTGTTGGCGGTGATGTTAGCGATTTCAAAGCAATCAAACTGCTGAAATTCGCAGCGTCTTAAGGCGTTGTGAACGGGCGGTCCCGGACAGGGCCGCCTGACCTTGGGCGCGCGCCTTTCTAATCCCCCGTGTTGTCTAGCTGCTCCCCTCCGTCCGAGCAATATGGGCGGCGCGCGTCCATTCTTTGGGGGGAAAACTCGGATTTTCGGAGAGTTTCCATGATGTTAGTTGAACAGACCACAGTGCTCGCAGGTGCTTTGCCGGTCACAGAGTTTAAGCGGCACCTGCGCCTGGGTACAGGGTTCAGCGATGAAGGGCTGCAAGACGCTGTTCTTGAAAGCTTTTTGCGGGCAGCAATGGCTGCAATTGAAGCGCGAACTGGTAAAGTTCTGATTGAAAGAGACTTTTCATGGACTCTGACAAGATGGCAGGCTGTTGATCATCAAGTTTTTCCAGTCGCGCCAGTTATTGCATTGTTACCAATTCGCCTGATCAATGCAGATGATGTTGTAAGTGATGTACCTGAGGGTCGGTGCCGTTTGATCCCGGATGGGCATAGGCCTATGATCGTGTCTAGTGGCGCCGCATTGCCAAGCATTCCAAAACACGGCACGGTTGAGGTGCAGTTCAGGGCTGGCTATGCAGATAACTGGGGTGGATTGCCTGCCGATCTGGCGCAAGCTGTCCTGCTTTTGGCGTCACATTATTACGAATACCGGCATGAAACGGGACTGGGTGATGGATGCATGCCATTTGGTGTGACAGCCTTGCTTCAGCGTTATAAGCCCGTTCGATTGACCGCAGGTGGTCAACGATGAGTGCGGTCAATCTATCGCGGGAATTGGTGCTAGAAGGCGCAGTTCAGCTTCCTGATGGTGCAGGGGGCTTTCGTGAAAATTGGCAAGCCCTTGGTACATTATGGGCAGAAATCAAAGCTGGATCAGGCCGTGAAACGTCAGGCGGTTTTGGCCCGGTATCTCGTATGTCTTACCGCATTACTGTGCGCGGTGCCCCTTTCGGTACAGCATCACGACCAAAAGCTGATCAGCGGTTTCGCGATGGTGGCCGTGTGTTTCGCATCCTTGCCGTCGGTGAAAGCGATGCCAACGGACGATATCTGATTTGTCACGCAATTGAGGAGGTGGCCGCATGAGCTATGGTGTAAGCGCAGCCCTTCAGGCCGCAGTCTATCAGGAAATTAGTACAAACTCGGGTGTTCAAGCGCGTGTTGGCACTGCAGTTTATGATGCGATCCCATCTGGCACTTTGCCAGATACCTATATCACGCTGGGCCCCGAGGATGTGCGTGACAGGTCAGATATGACTGGGCAGGGGGCATCACATGTTTTTACTGTTTCGGTGATGACAAATGCGGCGGGGTTTCAAACAGCCAAGGAATTGGCTGCCCTTCTATCCGACATTTTGATTGATGCGGATTTGACGTTGTCGCGGGGCAGTTTAATTGCGCTGAATTTTGAAAAAGCTTTGGCACGGCGTGTGGGAACCGGCGCCGAACGGCGGATTGATCTCAAATTTCGCGCACTTGTGGAAGATAATTGACACTTTTTAACGGAGAACGACAATGGCTGCCCAAAATGGTAAAGACCTTTTAATTAAACTCGACATGACCGATGATGGTCAATTCGAAACTATAGCGGGGCTACGGGCCTCGCGGATTAATTTCAATGCTGAAAGCGTTGATGTGACTAGCCTGGAAAGCCAGGGTGGTTGGCGCGAGTTGCTTGGTGGTGCTGGCGTCAAGTCTGCAGGAATCTCAGGGTCTGGTGTGTTTAAAGATGCCGCCACGGATGAACGTGCACGGCAAATTTTCTTTGATGGGGAAACGCCACGATTTCAGGTTATCATCCCTGACTTTGGAATTGTTGAGGGCCGTTTTCAGGTCACTTCAATCGAATATTCAGGCAGCCACAACGGGGAAGCGACATATGAAATGTCGATGGCCTCGGCTGGTGCGCTGAATTTTACGGCACTTTAAACGATGGCCAATCCTTGGACGGGGGAAGTGGCGTTGGTCTTAGATGGGCAGCGTCACGTGGCAAAGTTGACGCTGGGTGCGTTGGCCGAGCTTGAGGCAGCTTTGGATACAGGCACGCTTGTGGAGATGGTTGAGCGCTTTGAACGCGGCCAGTTTTCAACGCGGGATGTTTTGGCATTGATTGTTGCAGGTCTTCGTGGTGGTGGCTGGAATGGATCGGCCGCCGATTTACTGCATTCTGAGATCGAGGGCGGTCCAGTTGAGGCTGCCCGTGTCGCGGCTGAGCTGTTGGCCCGCGCGTTCGCCCTGCCGGTTACATAAAATGGAAAATGGATTTGACTGGCCCGCGCTAATGCGGGCCGGAATGCGTGGATTGGCTTTGAAGCCTGTTGAATTCTGGGCGCTGACCCCGGCTGAACTGCTGTTCTTGCTAGGGACAACCAGTGCAGATGCGCCGCTTACACGCTCTCGGTTGGATGAATTGGCTGCGGCCTATCCTGACACTTAAGGAGATCACATATGAAAGAATTAGAAGGCCTTGATACGCTTGATGATCAAGTGTCTGCGTTGGAGCGCACACTTGGCGGTGCCTCAGGTGTCGCTGCAGCTTTTGATACAGAACTGGTCAGAATGCGAAACACCTTAGGGGCCACAGGCCGTGAGGTAGATAGTTTGTCAACAGGTATGAGCAAAGGGTTGAGACGTGCTTTTGATGGTGTGGTTTTCGATGGGATGAAATTGTCGGATGCTTTGGATACAATTGCAAAGTCGATGGTTGATACCGCGTATTCTGCTGCCATTCGTCCTGTCACAAATCATGTCAGCAATCTAGTTGGCAGTGGGGTTGGTTCACTGATGCAGGGGCTTATGCCGTTTGAAAAGGGCGGTGCGTTTTCCCAAGGTAAAGTCACGCCCTTTGCAAAAGGTGGCGTATTGAGTGGGCCGACCACTTTCCCAATGCGCGGTGGTATGGGTCTTATGGGCGAAGCTGGGCCCGAGGCGATTATGCCCTTGTCGCGTGGGCCGGATGGCCGGCTTGGTGTTAAAACCGACGGCGGCGGAAGGCCGACGACAATCGTAATGAATATTTCGACACCAGATGTCGAAGGTTTCCGGCGATCACAATCACAGATTTCAACACAGATGAACCGCGCGTTATCGCGTGGACAGCGTAATCGGTAAGAGGGACGTATCATGGGGTTTCACGATGTAAGATTTCCGGCATCGCTTAGTTTTGGATCGCTTGGCGGGCCTGAGCGACGGACTGAAGTTGTTACGCTTGCCAATGGATTTGAAGAACGCAACACACCATGGGCCCATTCCCGCAGGCGCTATGATGCTGGTGTTGGTATGCGATCGTTGGATGATGTTGAAACTCTGATCTCATTTTTCGAAGCACGGCGCGGACAACTGTATGGGTTTCGTTGGAAGGATTGGGCTGATTTTAAATCTGGACGCGCAATGCAAGACATTACGTTCGAAGACCAGGTCATTGCGATTGGTGACGGCGAAACTGCAATTTTTCAGCTGACGAAAACCTATCAATCTGGTGAGGCAAGTTATATCCGACCTATCACCAAACCAGTTTTGGGAACGGTTATCTTGGGACTTCAAGGTGAGATTCAGCGCGAAGCAATCCATTTTGAAGTTGATTATAACACTGGGTTAGTCACATTCGATACAGCCCCTGATGTAGATGTCGAGATTACAGCAGGGTATGAGTTTGATGTCCCTGTCCGTTTCGATACGGACCGCATTCAGACTTCCGTTGCAAGTTTTCAAGCCGGGGAAATTCCAAGTGTACCCGTTGTTGAGGTGCGTGTATGATGACCCAGTCAAACAAACTGGTCGAGCATTTGGCAACTGGATTAACAACAGTTTGCCGTGCATGGGCCGTTATTCGCAAAGACGGCAGGACGCTTGGCTTTACAGATCATGATATCGGTTTTCAGTTCGATAATATTGTCTTTAAGGCAGATACTGGTCTGACCGCCAGTGCATTGCAGCAGACAACCGGACTTGCTGTGGACAATTCAGAAGCGTTGGGGGTTCTGAGTGATGTCTCCATTAATGATGAAGATATCGAGGCAGGTCGATATGATAGTGCCGAAGTGGTATCATGGTTGGTCAATTGGCAAGATGTTAATCAGCGTATGCTACAGTTTCGCGGTACAATTGGCGAAATTCGCCGCGGATCTGGTGCGTTTCGCGCTGAATTGCGCGGTTTAACCGAAGCTCTTAATCAACCACAAGGCCGCATATTTCAAAAAGCATGCTCAGCTGTGTTGGGCGATGCGCAATGCAAGTTCAAACTAAACCAGCCAGGATATGTTCACGAAACAGCAGTTGAAATAATCGAAGATGCAAGAATATTTCGTTTTACTGATTTGAAAGGTTTTGATCTGAATTGGTTCGAACGCGGGCGTCTGACTGTTATGTCCGGAGATGCTGTCGGTTTGATTGGTTTGATCAAAAATGATCGCCTTAGTGATGAGGAACGCTTGATCGAGCTATGGGAGCCGTTGCGCGCCACAATTGCAACCGGGGATATGGTTAAAATTGAGGCAGGATGTGACAGGCGTGTAGAGACATGTCGACTGAAGTTCAATAATTTCCTTAATTATCAAGGCTTTCCCGACATTCCCGGTGAGGATTGGCTGATGACTTTTCCATCGCAAAGTGGCACAAACAATGGTGGTAGTCTGAGATGAATTCCTTGCGTGGTGAAGACGTTGCGCAAGTTGCGCGCAGCTGGATTGGGACGCCATACCGTCATCAATGTTCAGTTAAGGGGGCAGGGTCGGACTGCTTGGGATTATTGCGTGGCGTTTGGCGTGAATGCTTTGATGACGAACCTGAAAACGTGCCCGCGTATACCGCGGACTGGTCAGAGCCACAGGGCGACGAAATTTTACTGAAGGCAGCGCAGCAGTATCTTTTTCCTGTGGATCACCGACAGATCGACCCCGGAGATGTTGTATTGTTCCGTCTTCGAGAAAACAGCATCGCAAAGCATCTTGGGATCATCGGTAAGACGGGTGATGTTCCCACGTTTATTCATGCCTATTCCGGCCATAGCGTCGTTGAAAGTCCGCTAAGCAATCCATGGACGCGTCGTATCGCGGCAAGATTTTCGTTTTTTGAGGAGATAAACTGA